ATGCCAGATCAAAAAGAAAGTGAGAACACCAAACTCACTTGTGAAGAACAAAAGGACAATGAACTGGTTTCTCGAGTAATCGAAAATCCAGAAGTCTTAAACAGGGTTTTGGAGAGCCCGCAGGTGCGAGCTATTGTTTGCCAGCATTTTCAGGGGCCGGTTCCTCCGCCATCAATGCTTAAAAAGTATGATCAACTGATGCCAGGGCTTGCAAATAGGCTTGTTGAGTTGACTGAAAAGGAGCAGGCTCATCGCCACAAAACGGTGGCTGATACCATTGATATTGCCAGAGATGGTCAAACAAAGGCTTTTTGGCTGGCGATATTGATTATCTTCGTTGCTGCTGTCTTTGGTGTCATGGGGGAGACTGTTCTTGCTGGAGCTCTCGTTTCAATAGATCTTGTTGCATTGGTTACGGCATTTATTGTTGGAAAACATTATTCTAAGCAGGAACCTGATCAAGATTAGTCTCCAAACCCCGGCATCAGCCGGGGTTTTTACATCAGTAAAGCAATATCAACATTTTTATCGGTTGTTAATTACTGGCAACGTTACAGCTGTATTTATTTCGTCAAACAACCAATTTAACCCATTCCTGACCACGAGTATCGTTATAACGATCGGTGGTTGCTTGGACTTTATGTCCCAGTAATGTTTTTGTATCGATACCCTGTGCGCGGTACAGTCGTTCTGACAGGGAGCGTTGTTCATGAAATGTTGGTGGTGTTTTTCCTGCTGGTGGAGTTATTCCTGCCAGATCCCGCGCTTTAGCAAAGTAGTCGCTCAGGTTATCTTTACTCATTGGTTTTGGTTGTTTCTGGTGCCGACTATGAATCAGGTATGGACTCAATATTCTGTCCTTGCATCCATCAATCACTTCTTTTAGCGATATTCCAATGGCATCACAGCGTAGCGTAAGCGGTAACGCCAGACGCATTCCGGTTTTTCCCTGGGTGATATGCAAGTGTTCGTTCCACACATCTGAAAAACGCATGTGGCAAATGTCATCACGGCGCTGACCAGTAACAATCGCAAGAAGCATTGCGTTACGGATAAAGTGTTTTTCTGGTGTTGAATTGTAAATTTTTTGCCAGTCCTCCAGGGTGAGTCTGGCTCTGGTTACTTTAGGGATCGGTTTACGGGTAGCCTCCGGAGGATTCCATCCAGGAGGAACTTCCCCTGCATGCTGTGCTTCTTTATAAATATCAACCCATAATCCACGATTTACTCTCGCTGTGCTGACCATGTCTTTATCCAGCCACTCATCCAGTATTAATGCAAAGTCTCTTACTTCCAGTTCTTTCAATGGGTGGTTTCCCAGACGGGAAACCAGGTATGCAGCCATTCGGGCTTTTTCTTTGTGAGTTGTAGCTGCAATATCTCCATTTTTCAGTCGCGCGTCCTGTATTTTCAGATATCGATCAACCCATGACTTTAATCTGATACCCCGACGTTTTGTTGCTGACGGACTTTCATCAATTTTGCGCATGAAATATTCAGCTTCTGCTGCAGCTATTCGCTGATTGGCTGTGGAAGCGATTTTTTCTGCTTTGCCTTTGTCTGTTCCGAGACCGTGAAATTTTCCAGTCACAGGGTTTTTATACTGGTAGTAAACCCTGCCAGTTCTGCGATCAAACTTTTCGTAAAGACCGGTTACGTCAGTGCTGTTTTTTCGTGGCCTCGGTGACATGAGTTAAAATCTCCTTCAGTGCATCATCATCGCCAGTATGAATTTCCGGCGCAATTCCCGTTTCACCAGGTCCAACAAATACTGCCCGGCGATCTATCAGCCAACGCCCACGAATTTTTTGTGGTCTTGGAACGATGTATCCTAGTTTTCCGTATTTCACCAGGGTAGTGTTTGTTATTGGGAGACTGAACCGTTTTGGCTTCCACTCATCGAGCGTTATCAGGTACTGTTCGCTCATGGCTATCACTCCGGAACGCGCCAGTTGCAGAATACCAACGACAACTGGCGACAGTTGAACATTAAAAATCAGCCTGACTCGGGATCAGTTTTTGCCAGATAGCTGAAACGTATTTTGCCTGGTAACGAGCGTCATCAAGTGCATTATGGCGCTCACCTTCGAATGGAATAGCCGTTCTGGCATCGAAGTCTATGGCTTTCCCCAGCTCAACGATTGTGCGTACATCGCGATCGTTGTAGTAACGCCACGGGCTGGGGATCCCCTGCCGTTCGTATGAACGGCGCAAAATCGTGTTGTCGAAGTTGGCTCCATTTCCCCAAACCTGAACAAAAAATTCACCGGAGTTTTCGTCGATAAATTCCCGCAATTGTAACAGTGCATCATCTAACGGGATTTCATCGGTCATAATGGCAGATTGCGCTTCGCGTGATTGCTTAAGCCACCATTTAATGGTGTCCCGATCAATGACTCCGCCAGCAGTTTCCAGATCGATAGTCTTACTAAATTCCGGTCCCATATCTCCGGTTTGCGGATCGAAAAATATTGCACCTATTGAGATGATCGGGGCATCAGGATTTTTTCCCATGGTTTCAAGGTCGATCATTAGATGGTCACACGTCCTGCTGGTGGATGTGATTTCGTGATGACCGTTCACCTTAATTGAGTGATCTGCCGTCTCGCCAGTCTCATTATCGCTATTGTGATGCTGATTGCCGCCAGTGTTCTCCTTGTGTGGATGTTCAGCGCCTTCCATTTCCTCCGGATCATCTTCCTGAACTTCAACCTGATACTCTTCATCGAATGTTTCTTGGTATGTTGCGTCGCCCATCACCGCACCACAATCAGGGCAGTTGCCGCCGCCGGTCTGACCGCAGGCGGTGCAGACTTTTTCCACTTCCTGTTGCACTACTGGTTCAGGTAGTTTCGTTTCTGGCTCGTTTTGTTGCGTATTTGGGCTGTTTTGTTCCGCTTTCTGGTCGTTCTGTTCCGTTTCTTGCTGGTTCTGGTTCACAGAATCGCGGGTTTCAATCCCCTTCACCCATTTCGGATCATTCGGATCGCTAATCCCTGCAACAAATTCACCACGTGATACTGCAAGCAGTTCATCGGCGTCAGGCTGGCTGATATTGGCTGCCTGCATAATTTTGTTTACTTCGTCAGCGGTAACTTTTACCGGCCCTGGTTGTGCGGTCGTGTCAGATGCACCAGTATTTTGTTGTGAACCTGAGTATGTACCGTTTTTGCGGGCGAAATATTCTTCTTTCGTGATTTCAGTAGCCCCTGCAGCCAGTGCCTTATCCAGACCAGAAAGTTTGTTTGCGCGACCGTATTTTTCGCTATCCTTGTCGGTGAAGAGGAAGTAGAACGGCCCTTCACGCTCTACAGATGGTTCGACTTCCACTTTGCATTCGGTTTTTTCGTTGTCCGGAATTGCCGTTTCCACTGCATCAGTTTCTGGTACTGGCGACGAGAGAGTATCAGTTGCGCTCTGATTTCTTCCTTCATCTTCAAACACGCCCTTTGTAGTCAGGTATTCAGTAATGTATTTGTTCAGTGCCACAGGGTCTTTGTGAATGTCGATCGGACGTTCACGGACAAGGCCAAAAATAGTCTGGCGGTCGTAGCGAAGGGCATCAGGCTGTTTGCGCATTGATGCCGAGATACGCTTCCAGTCTTCGCGGTCGTTGTCGATAACTTCTTTTTTTGCCCAGCGATGGATGCTGCCGTCAATGTTTCCGGCATCCACATCACCAGGCCAGAGAGCGTAGGCCAGTTCGTCATCCAGTGTTTTCCATGTCTGCTTGTATTCGCGATGAGTGGCAGCAATGACCGGGCTGATTTTTCCTGTTGAATTTTCAGTGTTCTGTTGATTGGCTCTGGCGCGGGCGAGATCAACAACAGACGTGTATTTTCCGGTTTCCTTGCGTTCACCTTCGCGACGTTTTTTCCAGATGCGCATCTCTGCCTGAATTTCGGGCCATTTAGCACCAGGAATACATTTATGCTTAACCCACCCAATGGCGTGCAACTTAAGCTCCGGATACATGGCGTTAACTTCTGGCATTTTCATCAACGCTTCAACGATATGTCCGTCGAATGTTGCCATGTCTTCCTGCAACAATTCCTGTGCGCTAATAACCATATCAACGGTGATGTTTTCACATGTGTCGAACTTAACCATGACAGCGTTCTGTACTTCAGGGGCCAGCTTGTCAAAAGTGACGTTCATCGGATCGGATTCAGTCTCAACCGGGACAAAAGAAGCAGACTCCTCATCCCAGCGGTTTTCCTGCATATATTCAGCATCCCATGAATCGAGGGCAGGGCGGGGTATGCCAGGTTTATCCTCGCAGACAATAAATTTATAAGCGCAGTCCTGAGCAGCCGGATAATGTTCCAGGAACTGCCAGTGAAATTTTGCTCGAGCACGGCGTTCGTCGCCAGCTTCAATGGCTGTGGCTACAGCCACAGCGCCTTCTTCCCTTGTTGCCAGTTCGTCAGGAATAGCGGCGCAAATAAAGACTTTACTCATTTTGTTTTAACCTCATGACAGATTTAAGGATGAACAAATCCCTGCCATTGCTGGCATATAAGAATGAAACCGGATATTTATTACGGAACTGTTTTAAAGACCTGCCGGGATTTCGATATTATCCTGGTGAATAACTTTATCGACCGGGTAACAGTTACCGGGAATTTTCTGTTCGGTTGCTGCAGTCATACACTCCTGCATTGTCCTGTGAACACTGACTGCAATATCAACTGGCTCTCCGGAAACAAGAAAAACTGTCAGAACAAGCGCAAATGCTGAATTCATTGTGCACATCCTTTTGGCATCAGACGTAAACGAGCCAGCATTGAAACAATGCATATTTTATTTAATAGCTCCCGTTCTTGTTTTCTCTTGTTAATGGCATCTTCAGTAAATACAGGGTTACTGATAGTGACACCAATTTCAAAACAACCTTCAGACGTATTAACGTTTGGTAATAACGTTTTCATTATCGCGTCCTCAACAATGAATTTTGTGATGCAGTGCCTGGTGCCTCCAGGTGACGTTAACCAGTTAACAATTAACGCCGGATACAGAGAATCCACCCATAACACTGTTTTTGGTTTTAACTGTTCCGCGTGCGCTTAGCCGCATTCACCGCATCACAAAATTCACTTTAAAAAGGGCGGCAGAGCAGTCACGGAGTAAAACTGATACCGCCAAACGTCACCAGAAAATTGATAACAGAGGGCGTTGCAGCGGGGTTGTCACTTAAGCGTATGGTCAACCTGACAACCCGGTGTCCTCAACGGGGAAGGAATAACCCCGCCATACTTACCGCCGCGCCATTTCGCGGGTTGCCACAACCGGAAGCGCACGGTCGACGAAAATTTAACGACAGGCTATCTATGAACCAGCTACCTCGCCGTGCGCTTTCGCGTTATGGTCTGACTTTTCAGGGAAATATCCTTTCAGTAAACTGTCAGTGCCGGATGTTCACCCGTGTCCGGCGCACGCACTCCACCTCACCCGTGGAGAACTCCTTAATTACCAACCCTCAGGAGGGTGAATGTTAAAATCAACTCTTATTGCTAAATGCCTTTATCAAAATCGCATGGTAAGCAGCATTTCAATAGGCGAGTCTGCAGTTAAAAGTATTTTCGAAGAGTACTTCCCCGGGCATGATTTTAATAAATGGAATACCAAATTACCGCCAGCAGTTTCAACGCGTATTCTGAAAGCAACTGAAAGAGCAAGTACAATTCGCGTTAACTATTTCATTAAAGATTTGTGGGATCTTTGATATCCACAGAGCCTAAAGTATGTGCATATGGATGTGCTATTGTGCGCCCTCGCAGATTTGCATCATTTTCTAAATTCACTGAACGAAACAGGGCATCAACAAGGCTCTGTACAATGCAAAGGCAATCGAAGACTGTCGCTGTTTCTGTTTTGATTGATGAAAGAACATGGCCATTCACGCAAACAGAAATTACCCGTTCATTAACATCGCTTTCCTGCTTTTGATTATCAGAACCATATAGCCCAGAAAAAGCATTGCGCACATTACGAACCATATTATCGATGGTTTCTTTTTTGGTGTATGCCGGGTCAATTTTCACCAGACTATCACCGAGAGTCGTTGCAGCAATTGTCTGGATTTCTTTTGGTAAATCTTTAAATTCCATTATTAGCCTCGTTGGTTAGCTATTAACGTGGGTATGTAATCATTCTGGCAATGCTTAATGCCGCTGCTTTTTCCAGATTGGTGATATCCTGCTCCAGAGCGGACAGATTTTCAGCCTGCTTAGCCCTGGCTTCATTAGCCCATTTCAGATCCTGCGCTGCATTAATTTTCTGGCGCATCCACTCATAAAGTTCATCATCGGTATAGTCTGGCGCGATTATGACGGGTTCTCGTTTCTGCATACTGATTCCTCGCGGTGCTACTTCGCTTATCAGCCGTTAGATTTTGCCGAGCTGGAAAGCGCCTGTTTAAACTCACTGAAGCTGAGAGCTTCTTCGCCTTCGGCAAGGTCTTCGAAGTATTCTTCGTAAGCCTTTTCCATGATTGTGTCGAAATCCATATCACTCACCTGAGTTTCTTTCCAGCCAGCGACGGGCACCATTTTCGGTTTTAAACGTTTTGCTTTTGGTATACGTCATTGCGGTGAACGTGCCGTCCTGGTTTGGAAACACGCCGTACACCAGAGATTCGTTGTTGCCAAGATCGATAGTATCCATGCTGACCTCATTTCCCCTTAACGCCGGGGTAGCGGAACTGTTTGCGGAGAACACCGTGCGGTGTGTTGATGGAGGTAATTTAGTTTTCTCATTATTTTTCGTCAAGATTTTTTGATGAGAAAACTCAAGTATTGGCGCAAGATAAAGCCAATACATTGAAATGTAAGGCTTTAAAATTTTGTGAAGGGATGATTATTGATGCTTGTTGCGTTTGCGAGCCTCTAATAGCTCGGTGAACAGGCGATTAAAATTCTCAACGCGGGCGCGGAGTTCGCTGAGTTGTGCTTGTTGCTCTGATTTAGGAAGTGCGCGATACAAACGCAGCATCTCTAACTCATCTTCCGATAAGTCTAGGGTACTATCGAGTGAAACAGGGGGAGCTGGTGTTTTGTCCTCGTCGCCAAACAGTATCCAGGTTGGTGAACATTGCAATACCTCGGCGAGGCGATGCAAATTTTGCCCGCGCGGGGCTGTATGGTCACTTTCCCATAATGAAATTGATGAGCCAGATACGCCAGCAGCTTTGCTTAAACCGTTTTGACTTAAGCCTACCTGCTTACGTCTTTCTCTAATGCGTTGACCTAAAGTTTTCTCGTTCATATTTAGATATCTTAATAACCCTTGACTTGAGATTCCTTGAGTGATTAGCATTGAGAAAACTCAATATTGGAGGTGCGATGTTTAAATCAGACGTAATTAATTTTTACGGTACGAAAGCCAAAGTAGCGAAAGCTGCTGGCGTTGACCCATCTGCTGTTTCTCAATGGCAAGAGCTAGTTCCTGAAGGTCGCGCGATGCGTCTACAGGAGGCATCTGGCGGCGAGCTTCTGTATGATCCCAAGGTTTATGACGAATATCGTAAGACGAAGCGGGCGGGGCGGTTGAACAATGAAAATCACTCCTGAACAGGCTCGTGAGGCTCTGGATGCCTGGATATGTCGACCAGGAATGACACAGGAGCAGGCGACGATATTAATCACTGAAGCATTCTGGGCTTTGAAAGAGCGCCCGAACATCGATGTTCAGCGTGTCACAGATGAAGGTGGCGCGGTTGATCAGCGAGCGCTTGGCGTTAATCGAGTGAAGATATTCGAACGCTGGAAGGCTATCGACACCAGGGATAAGCGTGAAAAGTTCACGGCGCTAGTGCCTGCAATTATGGAGGCTATCCGGATTAATGATTTCAGGTTGTATCGTGAAATTAGTGACGGAAAAAGCATCACGTACATGATCGCCGGGTTAAACAAAGAATATGGCGATGTGGTGGAGTCCGGACTGCTTTTTGCTGATCCTGCCGTAGTGGATCGTGAAACTGACGAACTTATAGAAAAAGCAATTGCTTTCAAACTTGCGTATCGACAGCAATACCAACAAAAAGCTGGATGGAATTATGAGCCTTCTTTTTGCTGAACGCCCACTGGTTATAAACACACAGCTTGCGATGAAGATTGGCTTAAATGAAGCCATTGTGTTGCAGCAGTTGCATTACTGGTTGAGAGATACCAATTCCGGCATGGAATGTGATGGTGTTCGCTGGATTTACAACACAACGGAACAATGGCTGGAACAGTTCCCATTCTGGTCAGAGTCAACGTTAAAGCGCGCGTTTGCAAGTCTGAAAACGCTGGGGCTCTTGCGTTGTGAAAAGCTCAATAAATCAAAGCGCGATATGACCAATTTCTACACGATTAACTATGGGAGCGAGCTTTTAGATGATGGCAAATTGAGCGAATCCATCGGTTCAAAATGCGCCGCTCCATCAGGTCAAAATGACACGATGGAAGAGGTCAAAATGAAACGCTCCATTGGTTCAAAACGACCCAATGTCATCGGGTCAAAATGGCCCGATGATCCTACAGAGAATACAACAGAGATTACTACAGAGAATAAAAACACTTTTCGTCCGGAAGCTTCGCAACCGGACCCGCAGACGGCTGAACAGGATTTTTTAATCCGGCACCCTGGCGCAGTTGTGTTTAGTGCGAAAAAACGCCAGTGGGGTAGCCAGGAGGATCTGGCGTGTGCGCAGTGGATATGGGGGCGGATCGTGGGGCTCTACGAACAGGCCGCCAGTGATGATGGCGAGATCATGCGACCAAAAGAGCCTAACTGGACTGTCTGGGCCAATGATGTGCGCACAATGCGGATGCTGGATGGCAGAAGCCACAGACAAATTTGTGAAATGTTTGGTCGGGTACAGCGGGATCCGTTCTGGGTAAAAAACATCATGAGCCCGTCAAAGCTCCGCGAAAAATGGGACGAACTGGTCATCCGCCTGGGGCGTTCACCTGTACAGCGTTGTGTTAATCATATTTCTGAACCGGATACAGAAATTCCGCCTGGTTTCAGAGGATAAGTTTTGATTTCAGGTCATGAGGTAATTTTAAGGGGGACTTGTGGCAAAAGTTTTTACACAAGAAGAGCGGGAAAAAATTAAAGGGCAGGTGGTGGAACTCGTGCGCCAGAGCGGTCGTGAGACGTTACGGCAACTGGAAGTCAAGACAGGTGCGACAAGATATCTGATGAGCGTTCTCGCAAGAGAGCTGGTTGCCAGCGGCGATGTATACAACTCTGGTTACGGGTTATTCCCGTCTGAACAGGCGCGTAAGGACTGGCAAAATGCCCGTAAAAAGCTCTCAAGGGCAAAGCTGAAGGAACCATCTGCGGTTGATCCGGACCTTATCTGGTCATTACCTGACGGAGAAATACGTCGCTACGACAGGCGTCAGAACATAATCTGTCGCGAGTGCCGGAAGAGTGAAGTTATGCAGCGCATACTAGCATTCTATCAGGGAAATGCTCGATATTTATTGAAGTGATGAGATTAAAGTTTATTAGTTCAGATATTGATTGGCTCTTTTGTGGAGTAGGGTAGAGTTAGTGTGTTTGTCTGCTTGGTGCCAGCAGCGGATATGTTTAACAACAGAAAGCATTCAGCATGGTTAGTGGATTTGCAAAGTGGATTAGGATTTGAGAAACTTTGATGAAGTTGTAAAGTTTGTTTCTATAAAAATAGAAATTTAACTAATAGTTAAACACACCTCCAGCTTCATTGAAAAGGATTATTAGCTATGATTGATCCACTTATTAGAAACTTACAGAGTGATATTGCACTACTCCAGCTTTATATCGCGCAACGCAAACAGGCAGGCTTTCATGACATGGAAAGAATAATTGAGTCATTGACCATCTTTATGTTTCGCGCGCTGAAAATGGGTGAACTGGTAAACATGAATCAGATTAAAGTTAATTTTCCCGCCATTGATTTAGCTGATAATAAAAACATGATAGCAGTTCAAGTTACTACGAATGCAAGTCCAGCAAAAATTAAAAAAACTATCGAATCTTTTGAGGAAACAAATGAAATAGGAGAGAGTCTGAAAGATAAATACTCTACTTTATATATTTTTGGTTTTTGTAAAGCCTCAAGATACCTAACTCCAAGTTATTGTAAAATAATCGACCCCAGCTATTTCGTGAATGAACTTTGCGATAAAGCAGATGAAGATATGGTCCAGGATATGATTGACGCCATTCGACGCCATCATGATTATACATCATTACATCCATGGAGTGATAAAGATTCACTCGAAATTATACTCAATATTATTAATCGCAATGCAATAAAACATCGGATGAGTTGCGAAGGCAGTCTGTCTGATATGCTCACTGGTTTAAAAGAAATTAATGAAGTAATTACAAAAGGAACAATTCAACGTAAGCAACGTTCAAAATCGATATCTGACTTCAAAGATCAAAGCATGGTGAAATTTATGAGAGGTGTAATGGATGATTTGTCTGTTATTCAAGCCATAGTGAACAAATCTAAAGTTAACCAAGGTGATATGGTTTATATAAGCCATGAAGATATGATTAATATTGATAAATTAAAAGCTAAAATAGCAAGTGATTCATCAGAGATTGCAAGGCTAAATAATATTGATATAACACTAAATGTTGTTGATTTATAATTGTCGATTTAGCAAAACAGAGAATGCTTTGAAAGTTTCACCGAGAAATATTTATTGTGAACCTCCTTATTGTTTATCGACTTTTACTCTCCGCTCATTGCAGTACTGTCGGAGAAGGCTACTATGTACAAGAAGCAGCTAACATAAGCGAGCATCACTATTGATATTATGAAGAGTATATAAAAACTTCATGCTGAACCTTACAAAAGTAGGTAAACCGGCAATGGCCTAAGTGGCAGGGTCATGTTGATCCGGCACTGCCGAGCTAATAATTAACAAGCAAATCACTCTTTCTAATAATTTGTTGAAATAAACTAAATATGTATATGTTTACCAACAACCACATATGAACTACCTGCTTTGCTCCATGATTTTATTATTTCTAAATTATTATCTGAGCATATTTTACTTACAGTATCCACATCTAATAAACCATAGTAGAAAGCATTACGAGAGTTTTGGTATATATACCCATGCAAATGTTTAATACCGCTCTCGTACCTCTTGAAATAAGAACTTTTGTATTGATTGACAATCAGTGCTTCACCATCACTCTTTAATAATTCTCTAATCGCACTGAGGACTTTGTGAATTGTGGATTCACATGGAATTGCGGAAAGCACGTTTGCGCAAAGTATGAAATCATAATGATTTGTTATTTTATCTATATTTTCATAAGAAACAATATTAGCATTCTTATAGTTATTTATCACGTAATCTGGAATCGTGGTTTGTACACCTCTGATAATTTGCACTCTTTCTAGTTGTCTTCTGGAATCTAAAAATGTCACAGTTTCAAATTTATTTACTAATTGTTCTGAATATCTAAGTTTTCCACATCCAAAATCAAGGGCATTGCCATTTTTATTAGTGCTTTCAATCTGTTTACAGAGATAGTTAGATGGCATAGTGTGCGGTTTCGCTGCATTTTCTGAACGTATGTTTATTCCATTTATTTTGTAATTCAAAATCAACCTCGTTTAAAAAATATTGTTATTGTTAAAGAATTCTTTTATTTTGCTATCAGGTATTTGTCTTACTTGGCTTTCTGTTCTTGGTTTAACTGATGCTATGAAAATAAGGAAGTCAAATGCGACAAGAGAAATAATCCACAACCAAAGATTAATTAAAGAGCCAGTAACAGAGAATATATTTGTTAATTTGGCGATACTTATTATTAAAATAGTAACAAATGCGATTACTGTATGTTCAAAGAAAACCCAAAAGTAATAAACTTTGTTCCAGAAAAGTTCAACGTAATGTTTGTCTTTTAACTCTTTAACTTCTGGGTAATACAGTTTACTCATTACCTTGTGAGATTCATCAGTAGTTAATTTTCTCGTAACGCCTGCAATTTTTGCTAATGGTTTAATAATTAAATGACTATCCCACATCTTCCTTATTCCAATAATTTTTGCTACATTATTATGTAGATCTAAAGCTCCACTAATTACTGACCAAAAAACTGAAGATGCAATTGGTAATATGCCAAAGGTTAATATCCATTTAATAAATTCCTCGTAGTCTTTAACGGGGGGGATATACTTGGCATTAATGCCAACCAATGGCATGTAGCCATAAATGACTAATGATAGGTAAAATATAAATGTAGTAATAAAAGTCGCCTTATGGAGCATAGGCAACATTTCATTATAACTCTTTGGTGGTTCTAACATTTTTCTCTCCAAACATTCAAAAAAAAGCTAATCTTCTATAATAACGAAATTCAGCTGGCACAATTAAAGATTAATTGCCACCAATTTCTTGATTTTATAATTTTATCTAAATGTTTTTGATTAATCTAGTCCTAAAAGAAACCTACTGCATAAATATTTATGCTGATGACCCACTCCCTGTTCGTTAACACATAGCAACGTTAGTAATGCATCCTAAGTGATCAATATTTTTGCTAGCTTCATCTGCTCGCTCAAAGGGAACTATAATGTTGGCTTGCGTGTGACTTGGCATGTTTAAAGAAGTGCTGGTGGTGACTGGTTGCTGTTTTCCATTTCCACAGAACAAAATCATAGAAACTATACCCAGTAGTTGTATTGAATCACTGACGAGACAGCCTCATATTTATCAGGACTGGTGTACGTCCAATACAGGAGGTTGTGGTGCTGGTTCTCAAATGTGCGCTGGCTATTGCTGCTGTAATGGCAATTTATTGTCTTGCTGTTGTTCTTATGGATCACCTTTCTGATTGATTTCATATTGGCGAGGTAACGGTAGTTAAGTAGAATTGCTGCGGGTGCTTGAGGCTATCTGCCTCGGGCATCAACACCAAAGGCAGATAGAGAAAAGCCCCAGTTAACATTACGCGTCCGGCAAGACGCTTAACATTAATCTGAGGCCATATCTATGCTCTACACACGTAGGTTAGCCTCTTACGTGCCGAAAGGCAAGGAGAAGCAGGCTATGAAGCAGCAAAAGGCGATGCTAATCGCCCTGATCGTCATCTGTTTAACCGTCATAGTGACGGCACTGGTAACGAGGAAAGACCTCTGCGAGGTACGAATCCGAACCGGCCAGACGGAGGTCGCTGTCTTCACAGCTTACGAACCTGAGGAGTAAGAGACCCGGCGAGGGAGAAATCCCTCGCCACCTCTGATGTGGCAGGCATCCTCAACGCACCCGCACTTAACCCGCTTCGGCGGGTTTTTGTTTTTATTTTCAACGCGTTTGAAGTTCTGGACGGTGCCGGAATAGAATCAAAAATACTTAAGTAGCGCGCAGGGATAAGAGGGATGGTCCCTTAAAGGGGAGAGCTAATTATCCGGAAGGATTCTGATGATGAACATCGAAGAACTGCGTAAAATTTTTTGTGAAGATGGCCTCTATGCTGTGTGCGTTGAAAATGGAAATATTGTTAGTCATTACCGCATTGTGTGTTTGCAAAAAAATGGGGCTGCGTTAATTAATTTTGTGGATGCCCGAGTGACGGACGGATTTATCTTGCGCGACGGTGAGTTTGTCACTTCATTACAGGCATTGAAAGAGATCGGAATAAAAGCTGGCTTTTCTGCTTTTTCAGAAGAATAAACTCATCTACAATCTTGCGCGGGGCTGAACTCCCGCTGAGTAACACCGTGCCACCGGAGAAAACCGATGGCACGCAACGCAAAATATTACAATCATGATAATTCGACCGTTCTTGCCCACACGCACGAGCGGTATTCTCATGCATTTAAGTCAGACTGGTACCAGCATCCCCCATGCACTGAAGAACAGGCCGAATGGCTCATTCAGTGTTACCGCAGGCGCGGATGCGAGGTTAAAAAAGCCCTTAGCCTCGACTACCGTCACTGGATAATCTCCGTCAGGCTCCCTTACTCCGAACGGCCACCGCGTCCGTCCTGCACATTCCAGCAACGGATCTGGAGGTAATGTGCGGGTATTACTTCGACCTGTTCTGGTTCCGGAACTCGGGCTGGTGGTCCTTAAGCCAGGCCGTGAATCCATGCCGGTATTCCACAATACCCGGGTACTGGTGGAGCCGGAACCGAAAAGCATGCGTAATCTGCCGTCCGGGGTCGTTCCTGCCGTTCGCCAGTCGCTGGCGGAGGATAAATCATTACTGCCATTTTTCAGCGACGAACGAGTGATTCGTGCTGCTGGTGGCGCTGGCGCATTGTCTGACTGGTTACTGCGCCATGTTAAATCCTGCCAGTGGCCACACGGCGATTATCACCACAGTGAAACCGTCATTCACCGTTATGGTACCGGCGCAATGGTGTTGTGCTGGCACTGCGACAACCAGTTGCGTGACCAGACCTCCGAATCACTTGAGCAACTTGCTCACCAAAACTTGTCAGCATGGATGATTGACGTCATTCGTCACGCAATGAATGGCACACAGGAGCGGGAATTATCTCTGGCTGAATTATCCTGGTGGGCGGTCCGCAATCAGGTGGCTGATGCGCTTCCGGAGTCTGTATCGTGTCGTTCACTGGGATTACCGGTGGAAAAAATCCGCTCCGTATACCGTGAGAGTGACATCGTACCGGGAGAACAGACTGCCACCAGCATACTGAAGCAGCGCACAAAAAATATTGCGCTGCCACTTCACGTCCACCAGCAACAGCCCCCACTCCAGGAAAAGACGTTAGTAAGCATCGCCGTTGATCCGGAGTCTCCGGCTCAGTATCTCCAGCGCCAGAAACCACAACGGGAAGAGATGCCTGTATACACGCGCTGGGTAAAAACGCAGAAATGCATGACGTGCGGTAATCAGGCAGATGATCCGCATCACATCATTGGTCATGGCCTGGGAGGTATGGGAACAAAGGCTGATGATTTGTTTGTTATTCCGCTGTGCCGTAAATGTCATAACGAACTGCACGCCGGGGTAAAAGATTTTGAAGAAAAATACGGCAGCCAGCTGTTGTTGCTGATTCGTTTTTTAATGCACGCGAGAAATTCGGGTGTCCTGAAGTGGAAAGCATGAATGACTGAACGCATAGAATTTGTTTTGCCTTACCCGCCGACGGTGAATACCTACTGGCGACGTCATGGCAATACGTATTTCATCTCGGAGGCCGGAAAGCGTTATCGCCGTGATGTGGCACTAATTGTTCACCAGCAGCGGTTGAAATTAAACCTGTCCGGAAGGCTGGCGATAAAGATTATTGCAGAGCCACCGGATAAGCGCCGCCGTGACCTGGACAATATTCTGAAAGCGCCGCTGGATGCGCTGACGCATGCCGGACTACTCATAGACGACGAGCAGTTTGATGAAATCAATATTGTGCGCGGTCAGCTCGTTCCTGGTGGGCGGCTGGGGATAAAAATCACAGAACTGGAGTGCGCATGAATAACCAGTATTTACAGTTTGTGCGTGAGCAGCTCATTATCGCCACCGCTGATTTGAGTGGGGCAACAAAAGGTCAGCTTGAAGCCTGGCAAGAGAATGCCATGTTCGATACAGGGCGTTACAGGCGAAAAAAAATCCGGTACCGCGATGAAGTGACTGGAAAAATGATAACGCGGGATAATTCACCAATCCCGGGAAAACAATCACTGGCGAAAGGCTCATCAATTGCCCTGGTCAGCCCGGTTGAGTTTTCGACATCATCATGGCGGCGGGCTGTGCTGTCTCTTGAAGAGCATCATAAAGCCTGGTTGTTGTGGTGTTACGGCGGAAACATTTGCTGGGAGCATCAGATCGCGATAACACAGTGGGCGTGGAACGAATTTAATACTCAATCCGGTACCAGAAAAATTGCAGGGAAAACGCAGGAACGCCTGAAAAAATTAATCTGGCTGGCGGCGCAGGCAGTAAAAGCAGAACTTTTTGGTGGGGAAGGTTATGAATACCAGGAGCTGGCATTACTGGCGGGAGTGACAACTAAAAACTGGTCCAAAACATTTACTCGTCACTGGGTTGCAATGAAACACATTTTTTACCGACTGGATAGTGGGGCTTTATTGTTTGTAATGAGAACGCGTTCAAAACAAAAGGCGGCATTTTCAAAGCAAAGTGTTGCAAAAGTAGATTGAAAGGCATATATTTCATGCAAATCTGATATTTTGCCGATTTTGTACGTGATGGCAAAAGCAAACAAAACCCGCCGAAATGCGGGTTTTTTGTGCCACTTATCTCGGATAGACATGGTGAATGCGCTGGTGGAGGAAGTAAGGGGGATTTTTAACCAGGTGATTTTTGAATGCTTGCAACATTGATTTTGTAACGTTATTATCCTGCGCCCGGCCCTTTAGCTCAGTGGTGAGAGCGAGCGACTCATAATCGCCAGGTCGCTGGTTCAAATCCAGCAAGGGCCACCAACCGCCACTAGCTCATCAGGAAAGAGCGTCAACCCTTTAAGTTGAGTGTGCGAGGTTCGAGTCCCCGGTGGCGGTCCAGTGCCGACTTAGCTCAGTAGGTAGAGCAACTGACTTGTAATCAGTAGGTCACCAGTTCGATTCCGGTAGTCGGCACCATATGCGGGCATCGTATAATGGCTATTACTTCAGCCTTCCAAGCTGATGATGCGGGTTCGATTCCCGCTGCCCGCTCCAGCAAAACAAATGAGGTACAGGTTTTTCAGCACTGGCGTTTTTTTTCTCGCGGGAAAAGGTCTCGTATATCCCTTATCGCGCTCCCGAATTATAACGGAGACCAGTTATGATTTCGGTGCTGTGTTTTTTGACGCTATCGGAATAGTGCATTATTGGTGGGATTTTTGATATTTCCTGGCAGGGGCTGATTATGCACTATCCCGATGTTGTTAACATCACAAAATGAGGTGAACTCCATGTGCGGGGTGGTTTAAGTAGTTTAGCCGGGAAACTACAGTATCTGATGGAATGTCAGGTATTTCGGGAGGCACCCGACACCTCACTTGTATTATAATAATACTCTTCAGCACTTACTGATTTGACCACCGCCTTAGCAGGCGGTTTTTTTTTGGTAATTTGCAGAATTGCATGCTGAATAAGCACTGCATCGTTAAAATTATAACTAATTCCGAATATGCTGTGCTTGCTTATTGTTAGTTTGCTTACATTTCTGTATCTTGCTGCACCGCAGGATTCCCCTGTAACGACGATTGTATGATGAATCATTTAAACTCTGTCATTTGCCAGCCAGTCTCTGGTGGCTGGCTTTTTTTGCAAGGTGTTCCAGTAATTCTGTCGTCAGGCTGGATTCCCACAGAACAAAAAACCGTCACTAACTCATCGGGTAAGAGTGCATAACACGTATTGTTGTTTTGTGGTGCGGGGTTCGAGTCCCCGGTGACGGTCCATTTGTAACGGTAAATATACTTTTAACAGGCTCGCTTCGGCGAGCTTTTTGTATGAGTTCAACCCGGTTTATATTGGCGAAAAAAGGGCGCGGCTGTCGGATTAAAGCCGCGGGACAAAGTCCATGAAGAAGAATAAGCATCTCTCTCCTCCAGAGAGACGTATTTATATTACTAAGCATTAAAAATGGTTTAAATCCTCAGATTAACCTTAATTTCAGGTAATTCTTATTTCATTTCTTTGCGTCACGCCCGGCGCACATCAAAAACCACAGAGCCTTTCAGGGGTGAGCTTACGGGATGGTCAGTGTGACTTTCTCTGTGGGCTGGTCACCCCAGGGCGGAGGCTCACCCACTAAAAGGAAACGTCACGATGTTTGGTATTTTCAAAAAGAAAACCCGCAAGGCCATTACCGAAGTGAAGAAGATGGAGAACCGCGACGCAGTGGAGGCAACCGTCTGGGGTGCGTATTCCATTGCATACGCTGACGGCACCTGTGACGCGAAAGAAATTGCGGTACTGGAAAAAACCATTGCAGCACTTCCTGCCTTTGCGCCGTTCTCCGGTGAGATTGCACAAATGAGTGCAAATATCCGCGCCCGTTATGAAGCGTCACCTCGTAGTGCGAATGCTCAGGCTTTGCGTGAACTGGCTGATGTGGCAGGAACCGCCGAAGCGGTTGATGTGCTGTGCCTGTGTCTGGATATCGCTGACCAGGACGGCATTGGTCCGGATGAAGAAGCACAGCTCAAGAAAATTGCGCAGGCGCTGCAGTTGCCGCTGGAGCAGTATCTGTGAAAAGTGCGCGCCCTGTACTGGCTGTCATCCTGCTGTTTCTGGTAGTGGTGGTGGATTTCACCGGACGACTGATGTCGGTGCTGGCAGATGGTGTGCTGGTGGCGATGGCGCTGGTCGTGCTCCGGCCTTTACTGCGTAAATCTGAATAACACCACACAAAAGGCATCTGCGGGTGCCTTTGACGGGGTGTTTTTTATGGGTCGCTGGTGGCCCTTTTTTATTTACAGGAGAAAAAGTATGTCTGAACCCTTATCCGGTTCCGGCACGGCTGCGGCGCTCGGTGGAGCGACGGTATTCGGGCTGTTTACCGGAACGGATTTCGGGATTGTGTTTGGTGCGTTCGCCGGGGCGTTATTTGTGGCAACGATGCCGCAGGCGCTTTCAGCCTGGCGTGTGGCGGCGCATTTTCTGGTGTCGTTCATTATCGGCGTGCTGGGCGCAGAGGTTCTGGCATCCTGGCTGGTAAAGCATACAGAGTTTGACGGTGCACCCGTCGACGCACTGTGTGCAGTGCTGGTGTCAGTGGTGTCGGTGAAGATTCTCTCGTTCATCCACCAGCAGGATATTACATCGCTGGTGTCCGGCCTGTTCTCCCGCCTGCGGGGTGGAGGAGGCGGCAATGTTAAGTAACCTTCCCGGATTGCTGAATGTGGCGTTATGCACGGTTATCGTGCTGACGCTCTTTTTTTATCGTCGCCGTGATTCCAGACATAAACCGCTGATGTCATGGCTGGCCTGGCTGTTGATGCTGCTGTATGCCTTTGCGCCCCTCAGCTATCTGTGTGGTCGCCCGTTAGCAACGGGCTGGCCTGAAGTGTTTTTTAATCTGCTGTTCTGCGTGCTGGTGATACGTGCACGCGGGAACGTCACAAGAATCTTTCCATTGTTGAGGTGAGTATGCCGGGGAAATTCAGATTCAGTTGTCGTAGCGAAAGAAATCTGGAGGGCGTTAAACCACAGCTGGTTGCTGTCGTTCGCCGTGCGCTGGAGCTGACGGAGGTTGATTTCGGTATTACGGAAGGCCTGCGCACGAAAGAACGCCAGAAACAGCTGGTTGCAGAAGGCAAGAGCCAGACCATGAACAGTCGTCACCTGACCGGTGATGCGGTGGATGTTGTGGCTTACGTTGGCAGCCAGGTGTCATGGGACTGGGCTCTGTACGAGAAAATCGCGCAGGCATTTAAGCAGGCTGCCGCAGAGCTGGGAACTGCCATCGAATGGGGCGGGGACTGGAAAACACTGAAAGACGGGCCTCACTTTCAGTTGAAACGCTGATAACCAGGTGTGTTATGAGCAGAAAACACTGGACACACAGAATGCCACGAGTGGCGGCGAAATGGGCACTGGTAGCGATACTGGTGCCTTTTTTCTTGGCGGGATGCGTCAGCCTGGATAAGGCGCGTCAGCTTTTCGATACAGCTTCTCAGGTCTGCGAAATTGTTGATAGTGTCCGGCAGTGTCTGCAGAACTGACCGACGGTGAGAGCAGAATATTTTTTAGCGGAGCGAAATTCTATGCCATCACAAATCCCCCGCGCCTGCCGTAAGCGTGGATGTGCAGGTACAACCACAGACAGTTCTGGTTACTGCGATAAACATCGTGGCGAAGGATGGGTACAGCATCAGCGCGGACTGAGCCGCCACCAGCGTGGCTATGGCTCGAAATGGGATGCCATACGTGCGCGCATACTGAAGCGTGATAATCATCTGTGTCAGAACTGCATGCGCAATGGGAGAGCCGTTGAAGCCAGAACTGTGGACCACATCATTCCGAAAGCTCATGGTGGCACGGATGCAGACAGTAACCTGCAGAGTCTGTGCTGGCCCTGTCATAAAGCAAAAACAGCGCGCGAACGCATCAATTGATAACAGTTCCCATCTGTAGGGGAGGGGCGGGTCAAATCTCTGCAGCCCTGGCTGCTCAGTACCGCCGCCTGACCCTTCCTCACATCGCCGCAGGTTCGAAAACTTTTTTTTGGGAATGTGATTAAATGATTGATAGGTAAAACCGATTATGTCAGGACCCCCGAAAACCCCGCCACGCCTGCATTTGATACGAGGCAACCCCTCAAAGCGCCCCGTTAAAGACCCAAAAAAACCGCTAAAAAGGATGAAAAAGGTCTCCCTAAAATTCCGCAACATTTAGGGTCGCAGGGGAAGTACTGGTTCAGGCGAATGGCGGAAGAGCTGAATGCGGAAGGGATCATTTCTCAGCTTGATGCGCGTGCACTCGAGTTGCTGGTGGAAGCCTACACCGAATATCGGCATCACTGCGAAACACTCGATGTTGAGGGGTATACCTACCGCACGGAAACGCAGAGCGGTGATGTACTGATCAAGGCACATCCGGCTGCGGCGATGAAGGCGGATGCCTGGAAGCGGATCCGGGCGATGCTTGCAGAGTTTGGTATGTCACCGGCAAGCCGGGCGAAAGTAAATACCGCCGGACCGGATGATGTTGATCCGCTGGCGGAGCTTTTAAAAGCGAGAGACTGATGGCAAAAGTGGCTGACGGAATCCGCTACGCCGAACGTGTTGTTGCAGGAGAAATTGTCGCTGGGGAATTTGTCCGTCTGGCCTGCCAGCGTTTTCTTGATGATCTGAAGTACGGCGAAGAGCGGGGGATTTATTTCAGTGAACCCCGTGCGCAGCACATCCTGAATTTCTATAAATTTGTGCCCCATGTAAAAGGGGCGCTGGCAGGCCAGCCCATTGAGTTGATGGACTGGCATGTATTTATCCTCATTAATATTTTTGGTTTTGTCATTCCTCTGGTGAATGAAGAGACCGGGGAAGTTGTCATGCGCAGCGATGGCAGCGGACGCCCGGTGATGGTGCGCCGGTTCCGTACGGCGTACAACGAAGTCGCCCGTAAAAACGCAAAATCAACTCTGTCATCGGGTATCGGCCTGTATATGACGGGGGCAGATGGTGAAGGCGGAGCTGAGGTGTATTCAGCCGCAACCACGCGTGACCAGGCCAGAATCGTGTTTGAAGACGCCAAAAATATGGTCAGAAAAGCCCGGTCGACACTCGGGCGGTTGTTTGATTTCAACAAGCTGGCGATTTACCAGGAGCAGAGCGCATCAAAATTTGAACCGCTTTCTTCGGATGCAAACAACCTGGATGGTCTGAACATCCACTGCGCCATTATTGATGAGCTGCATGCACATAAAACCCGTGACGTGTGGGACGTTCTGGAAACGGCAACCGGTGCCCGTCTGCAGTCCCTTTTATTTGGTATCACCACGGCAGGGTTTAACAAGGAAGGGATTTGTTACGAGCAGCGTGATTACGCCATTAAGGTATTGCGTGGCTATAACAGTGACGTGGAGGGCGCGGTAAAAGACGACTCTTACTTTGCGATCATTTACACGCTCGATGAGGGAGATGATCCGTTTGATGAAACGGTCTGGCAGAAAGCGAATCCCGGCCTGGGCATCTGTAAACGCTGGGATGATCTGCGTCGTCTGGCGAAAAAGGCGAAGGAGCAGGTCTCGGCGCGGGTGAATTTTTTCACAAAACACATGAATGTGTGGGTAACAGCAGAGTCTGCCTGGATGGACATGATTAAGTGGGAGAAGTGCGAATACATTGCCCCACGACATGAGCTGAAAACGTATCCCATGTGGGTCGGCGTTGACCTTGCTCATAAGATTGATATCTGTGCGGCGGCAAAACTCTGGCGAACGGATAACGGGCATGTTCATGCCGATTTTAAATTCTGGCTTCCGGAAGGACGGCTGGAACGATGCTCGCGGCAGCAGGCAGAACTTTACCGGAAGTGGGCGGAGATGGATAAGCTGATTCTGACGGATGGTGATGTTATCGATCATGCTCAGATAAAAAGTGACTTACTGGAATGGATTGGTGGTGAAAACCTCAGGGAGCTGGGATTTGACCCGTGGAGCGCGATGCAGTTCAGCCTGGCACTGGCTGAAGAAGGGATACCGCTGGTGGAGGTTCCGCAGACGGTTCGCAATCTGTCAGAGGCCATGAAGGAAACGGAATCACTGGTCTATGCCGGGCGTTTCCATCACAGCAATCATCCGGTCATGAACTGGATGATGTCTAACGTTACGGTAAAACCGGACAAAAACGACAATATCTTCCCGAATAAATCCACGCTGGAAGCCAAAATCGACGGCCCTGTTGCGATGTTTACAGCAATGAGCCGGATGCTGGTCAATGGTGGTGAACCGGAGCCGGATCTGTCTGAACATCTGGTCAGCGTGGGCATCCGCTCGCTTTAACCGAGGTCATTATGTTTCTGATAATTCTCGCGCCACTGGTGGGCGTGCTGGGTGCGCTTTTGCTGGCGTATGGTGCCTGGCTGATTTATCCCCCGGCGGGTTTTGTTGTTGCCGGGGGGCTGTGCCTGTTCTGGTCGTGGCTGGTGGCGCGATATCTCGACCGTACACAGCCGTCTGTCGGCGGAGGTAAATAGTGTTCTTTTCGGGATTATTTCAACGAAAAAGTGACGCGCCGGTGACCACGCCAGCAGAGCTGGCAGATGCTATCGGGCTGTCATACGACACCTATACCGGAAAGCAGATCAGCAGCCAGCGGGCCATGCGACTGACGGCGGTTTTTTCCTGCGTCAGGGTGCTGGCAGAGTCGGTCGGGATGTTGCCCTGCAATCTGTATCACCTGAACGGCAGCCTGAAACAGAGAGCCACCGGCGAACGTCTGCATAAGCTGATCTCCACGCATCCCAATGGATATATGACGCCGCAGGAGTTCTGGGAGCTGGTGGTCACCTGTCTGTGCCTGAGGGGGAACTTTTACGCCTACAAAGTGAAAGCATTTGGCGAAGTGGCTGAACTGCTGCCCGTCGATCCTGGCTGTGTGGTACCGAAGCTTAACAGTAGCTGGGAGCCGGTCTATCAGGTCACATTCCCGGACGGCTCCACGGATGTGCTGACCCAGGAGGATATCTGGCATGTGCGCACGCTGACGCTGGACGGCCTGGTGGGACTGAATCCCATCGCCTATGCCCGCGAGGCAATATCGCTGGCGGCAGCGACCGAAGAGCACGGGGCCAGACTGTTC